AACTGGTCTGAACGAAAGTTCAAACCACCAATAAAATTTTCTAAGACCTCAAGTTGAAATTCTCCACGCGCCATTACTACCAGACAATCCCACCATCATTAGCGTAACGAAGAGTTCCGAAACCAGCTAAATAACGTGAAGATGTACGACTGTTAGCAACCATAGGCTGAGGAGCAGGGCTGTCAGCATAACGTCTGACCACATTGTCAAGCTCTGCTTGGAACTGCATGAAATATTGTTGCGCCATAACAGGATCTTCCTGCTGTAAGTAGGCTTTAAAAATTCCGTAAGTAGCAAGAATGGGATGAAAAGCGTCAGGCAAATCTGGGGTTGTTGAATCTGTTGAACCCTCACCGAAATCAGCGGCATTGCGTATAGCGCGTACATAAACAGTAGTAGCACTATCAGGAGTGGGGTATAAACGAACCTTGTCGTTCCAGTAACTCCACTCCCAAGGTTGTCCTGAACCTTCAGCATTGAAAGGATAATTAAAATCACCGTAATCTCTACCAACGTAGCTGATTATATGGTCATCTGTTTTAAGAGAAATTATGTCTCTGATGCCTTGACTTATCGCATCGGGAGAAGCTGCGATTGTTGTAAGCGAATAATCTTTAGTACCTCCAGCTGTAGTGAAGGTTGTGTACGACTCGAAGAAAGGGAATCGTTTCTCACTATAGACAATAGTGTCATACCCTTGACCTAACATGTAGTTCAGAGTGGTATCAGCGATGTCGCTGCTATCAATGTCAACTACATTACGGACATGGGTTCGCATCTCTGCGATTGTCATGCTACCCATTAGAAGCTTTTTGTCGAGTATGAGCTACACATAAGTCTGACTCGCGGATAGGGCGCGCTTTACACGCTGCCCCTCCGCGAGTCATAGCGGAGCAATTATTTGAGAGTTCGTCTGAAGGAGGAACGCTTTCGGAATAATTCCAAGCAGCAGCACGTGATCCAGAGGCTTGACCAGGGGCGTAATGCGAGGGGGCTACACCACGTGTACCTGCCAACTCTGCACCTTTGCTGTATGCCATAGCGTATTCTTTTGAACTCATTTTGCTCCAATCATTATGTGAGGGCGAATACTTTCGCCCCCACATAAATCAGTTTAGGCAGGTGTTATACCGTAGATATAACCTTGGCGAGCGCGGTTGCTGATCGTCAAGTTGCCGTAGCACAGAATTTGTGCGTATCTTGCATCTTGGTTCGTTGGTCGCACGAACGGAGTCGGCTGGAACCAAGTGTCGGTGTGAGCGACAAGACGTAGATACTTAGTATTAAGCATGTACATTTTGCCTTCTCCTGCCAAAGTACCGTCGTATGTCACAGGAGCGCCCTTGAACAGAAGATTCTGGAAACCAGCATCTGCTGTAGCAGCGTCTGTGTAACGGAGTTGTGGCTGAAGCAAAGCTTCGTACGCTTCGTACTGAGATTGCCCTGTCATCACGATTGTTGGTTGGTCATTTCCAACTGAAACATTATTGTACATTGTTGACATGGCTGCAAGAGTTATGGCACCTGATTGGTTGGAAACCGATGATCTCCACCAAGAGTTGTCTGAATCTGTTGCATCAATTCCTCCGAAAGAGGAACCGCCAGCGTCATTGCCAAGACCGATGCAGGCTGAAAGCCCAAGCATGTCTTTGCCACTGTTACCTGTACCATTACCGAATAGCATGGTGTTCAGGTTTTCAATAATGGTTTCTTCAGTCTGCATAATCTTTCCTTCGAGAAGGTCGATTATTGCTTCTTGACCATTGTTTTTAGCTTCTTCAATACCAGTGATAGTCACTGTAGCTGCGTACTGTTTCCAGTCAAACTCAGCGGCTGTGATGCCTGTCTGAGCTGTAGTAGCTATAGTGTCTGACCCTGAGTATGAACCAGCTGTTGAGTTACTTCCATAAATAATTGGAACAACGATCTTTGCGCCGCCACTTACACGCCGAATGGTTTGCCCATTGGTGAGTGCGTAAAACAGTGGTCGAGCAGTAAAGACGTTATCAGCCAATTTAGGAACGTAGTTATTCAGCGTTGTGCTGAGTATCTCATCAAAAGAGGTGTTACCCGCAGTCATAAGATTTTTCTCCTATTAGTTGTTTGATAATTGTTCTTGTGCCAGAGAAAAAGCATCTCGAATAGAATTGACTGCAACAACAGCACGATCCAAATTTCCAGACGAAGGTCCAGAAGCATCAGTAACAACATTCGCTGCTTCTCGTTTCTCTTCAACAATGTCAGCGTTTTTAGCTTTTTGGCGCATATTGTCATAATTCATATGAGCATATGCGGCATCAAGATTGCTTATGTTGTGTTTCAGAGCATGAGAGAAAAGCTCATTCTGATCGATGCTTGTATCGTATTTGTTTTGCAGTTGATTCATTTCTTTTTGCAAATTCTGCTGTCTTAACGCTTTGTTTTGTTCTTCAATATTGGATTCAATTCGTCGCAGGCGAGCTTCATCGGGGTCCAATTCCTCTTCTGGTTCAGCAGAAAAATTATCTTGGTTGTCCAATCCAACCCCAAAAGCATCAGCTAAAGCTGAAACTGCTCCTTGAGGATCAGATTCTAAAGCCTGAACGATTGCCTCACCTTGAGCCAATCTTTCGCGTTCGGTAGCCAACTCTTGCGTCTTACGTGTGTAATCCGCTTGACGTTGGTAACCGTTTTGAAGTTCATCCATCGAGACTTGCTGCATCTCGCCATCAATTTTGACGTTATACATCTCACCTGTTGGAGTTGCTTCTTGTGTTGAAATTTCAGGATTACTGTTACCCAGTTCCGTTGTCTCATTATTTTCCATTTATGGAATCCTTTCGGTTGTTCCTATATGACATCTCATTTTGTCCCATTACATGTTGGGCAGCTCAACGCCCATTTGATTTTGTAACTGGGTCATAAGCTCAGGGGGTACCCCACCTGTAGCTTCAAAAACTTGATCTGGTATTGGGGCTGGACCCATACCTCCACTCATAGGAGGTGGTGCCATCCCCTCTTCAGGAGGCATTGCTTCTTCAGGAGGCATACCTCCCATTGGTTGTTGTTGAATTAAATACTTTTCAGGGTTCTTAATACCAAACCCATCTTGCAGAACGTGTCTAGCTAGTTCTGCTGGATCAACAATTACGCCTACAAGAGGAGCCATAGCGTTCATAAGAGATATAGCTTGCTGTCTGCGAGCAGTCTCATTCAAAGGTTGAGTTGAACCACCCTCCACAGAAAAGTCATACTCTCCGATAATGTCATCTCTCGAATAGGCAACATAATACTGTTCATCATCTTTGCCTGTTATGCGAACCATCTGAGCATCAGTCATAAATTGTTGCATCAACTGCATTATGTGTCTGCCCATCTCACCGATAACCAATTCGATTACAGCAAGTTTGTCAGCTGCTCTAGCATTGCCTGCATCAGCTATGATGCTGGCTTCAGTAGCTGTACGTCGTATCTCAGGCATCTGACCACGCGCATATTCTGATACACCACTCACAGTATTGATATCTTGTTCTATAACTCCTGAATGGTTATACATCTCAGGAGCTAAAGGAACTTGTGCAAGAGGTACAACAACTTCACCTAAAGCGCGGTTCTCATCCACAACTGGAACGAACCTTCCATCCTCATCAGACTCTAAAGCTTCACGACCTTCAGGTCCGAAAGAACGCTCATGGTATAAATACTTACGAGCGTAACGCTTCCTGTGGTTAACCATCTGAGAGCGGGTTTTGTTTAACTCTTCTTGCAAAGATTCTATTTGAGACAAGTCACCTATAGGGTAGAACTGGTCTGGAACATCATAATTGCGAAGCATAATGAATGGATGCCCTGAGTCGTAAGGCATAGGGAGTGGATCTAAAAGATAGTCGTCGCTTTGACTTGCACAAACAGAAACTGTTCCTTCTTCAAGATCATAATATTCGTAAAGAGTTACTCGTTCTATCAGATCAGAGTAATCTTCTCTTTCGTTATCGTTATCCCAACGAACCTTCACGCCAGAATCGGCTTGAATGTTACGACGAACAGAAGCTTTAAACCTTTTATCTTTCCTAACTTCCTCAACAGGTCGAACTATACGTTGAGCTATCCACTTGGCATCCTCAAGGCAAGTAGCTTCAGGATCCACGTACATGTCGAAAGGAGAAACACGCTCAACGAAAGGCTGATCCTCCACAACTTCCATCTCAAAAGAAGGAACCGAATCAATAATGTCCGCAGCAGTAGGAACACTTTCCGCTTCAGCAGGGAAACTATAAACAAAATCATCAACCTCGTTCTGAGCCTCAGTTGCCATAGCTTCACGCTGTTCATTAGGGATAGCACGCTCTTGTTCCTTGAAACGCCAACCTACCTTAACCCAACCATGCCCAACGATAAGAAAATCTTTAACAGCCTGACGGAAAGGTTTCCTGTAATCGTGATGTCGCCACATGTAATTAACAATGGCTTCAACAAAAATCGCTCTGTCTTGATCCTCTTCCCTGTTAGCAGTAACAGTAATCTTAGGATGATTAACAGCTATAGAAGGAGCTATCACATTGATAGTACTGAAAGCCAAATTGACAGAAATACGATCAGGAGCTTGGGCGTAACTGTTATTAGAAACACCCCAATATGTTTTCCCACGATACATGTCGATCATACGTCGCCACTTAGAATCGTACCCTTCGTCGGTTCTCCAACGACGAGCTAACTCCAAACGGCTGTGTACGCGAGCAAATTTTTCTGACTTGGTTTCTCTTGCCATTAACTAGGCGCTCTTTCTACTTGAATACCAGCAGCTTCCGCTTCTGAAATAACTTTCTTCTCACGTTCCTTTAAAGTGAGATGCTGTTCATCAGGAGGTAACATAGATCGCGCTACGGAACCAGTGATGACTTTCACCCCTAAAAGTTTTTGTCTCCAATCCCACAACTCTTCAAGCTCAGTATCTGTTTTAGGACCCTTATGGATCTCAACATACTTAGCGAACTCTTGATAAGAAGCGTTCTTGGGTAGAATAGCCACTATCTATGGTTGTACAGAAGCAGGTTCTACTTTTCCTGTATGCCCATGCTGGTTGAAAGGTGTCTCACGTGGTGCCTGTTCATTACTTACCTGCCTAGATCCACCTTCATCAGAACGCAAAGTAGCTTTCTGTGAACCTGTCTCAGTAGGAGGACCAAACTCAAGCACGTTAGTGTTCAAGTTAGGGTTAGCACCCATACCAGAAGCATTATATTTATTAGGTTTACTCATAAAAGGACTCTCCATTCATAATATGTCCTATGAAACTACTCAGACTGTCCCACGCATAGTGTTTTTACCAATGATATCCTGACCTATAACCTCATTATTCTTAGGAATCTGCCTTCTCCACCAATCAAAAGTCCAAGAATCATCAACAACAGGCGCATATTCAGGCACATAAGCATACTGGCGCATCTGATTAGCTAAAGCCAAAGACATAACACGGTCATCAAAAGGAGAACCAGACATACCACCCTTCTCATTACGTCTATAAGTTCTCAACTCTGCAATAGTATGCTCACAATGAAGAACCAACTCCTCATTTTTCATAGCCTTAGCAAGATCATCGATCAACAAAGGCTTAGAAGTACGAGTAGTGCGCCAACCAAACTCTTGAGTAATGCGATCCGTAGACTTATTCAAGGAGCGCTTACGAAAAAGCTTAGGGTACCCTAGTTGTCGTAACTGTGTGATCGTAGTTAAACCATGATTGTTAGACTCCACGCAACATAAAGCATCGCCATACCACATGCCAATGTTATAAACCTCATGTGCCAACTCGTCAGGCGGTATGCGCCCATGCCAAACCGCAACCTGTTCACCATTCTTAGCATCAATAACTTGAATACAAGAATAGTCACCATGACCTAAACCCTCAGCTGTATCAACGCCGAGAACGTAACCATTCCATCTTTCTGGCTCCTGCCATACTGTAAACATTCTTACGAAACCCTAAACTCGACCACATTCGCGTGAGTCTCATGGAGATAACCTGATATACCTGCTCTAACATGACGACGCATATTGTCAAGCATGTCAAGATCGAAAACAGGATTACCAGACCGAACAAATGCCTCTTCGGGACTTGTCGGATATTCCTGTGCGAGCTGCCACGAAAGCATAGATTGCTTCTTAGATTCATACCATGTCTCATCTCTGTCCTCCGAAGCTGACCAAGGGAAAAACATAGGGGAGAAACGGTTATTACCAGTCTCAGCCCCAGTCCACAAATTGTGAAAAAAGTTACCAGACCCATTAGCAGTAGACAAACCGATGATACGACCACCCACATCAGCGACAGGCTCTATAGAAGCCCACGCTTCCTCAGGGTTTGGAAGGAACGCCCATTCGTCAACCACAACCAGCGTAGCTGACTCACCTCTCGCAGGATCGGATGCTGAAGGCATCGATGTAATCTGGCTACCATTCGAGAATCCCATCCTTTGCTGATGCTCCACCAACGATTTCGGTCCACGATCCAACATCCAATCTGGCAAATGTTTCATGCCATACTTAGTTTTCCTTAACAACAACACAGCTTCACGCTCTGTACGCGACAAATCAATAATGTTCT